CGACATGGCGGCCCGCCGGGAACGGTGCCTGTGGGCGGTGTCGACCATCGAAGCCGCGTTGAAGTCTGACCGTGGCCTCGGCGGTGTCGTCGACGCCGTCACCTTGGGCGGTTCGATGGCGTGGGGGCAGGAACAGCACTCCTCCGGCGCGACCTGTGACGTGATGTTCTCGATCGTCGGGTCAGCCCTGCTGTGACCGGCCAGAACACGGCGGCACTTCGGCTGCTCGTGCACGAGCTCGGCCGCATGCCCGACGACATCCGCACCGGTCTACGGATCGGGTTCCGCAAGGCCGGCCAGGCCGTCATGGCCGACGCGAAGACGAACGCGTCCTGGTCGTCGCGGATCCCGGCCGCCATGAGCTTGCGGACGTCGACCAAGGCGAAGTCGGCCGGGGTGTTCATCCGGGTCGACGCGAAGAAGGCCCCGCACGCCCGCCCCTATGAGGGATTCAGCAACCGCGGCGACTCGTTCCGGCACCCCGTGTTCGGACACCGCGAAGTCTGGGTCACGCAAGCCACCCGGCCATTCCTGTACCCCGCCGCAGTCAAGGGCCGTGACCGTGTCCAAGCCGCGGCCGAGCTCGCAGTTCGGCAGGCGGCGCTGCGCGCCGGCTTCCGATGAAGGAGACCACCGTGCCCGAGTTCGTGCTCTGCCAACACCCAGCCCTGCCCGGCCAGACGGCCCGCATGGCCAAGCCCCGCAACGGGTGGGAACCCGTTGCACCCGAGAACCCTTCGCAGCCGGATGGCGGCGAAGAGGACAGCCCGAGCGCGGGCCCGTCCAACACCACCCAGGATGAGGAGTAACACCAATGGGCGCCGCTGCCATCAACCCCACCGAGCGGTTCTTCCAGCCGGAAGTCTCCAAGGTCATCTTCGTGCCGGCCATCGCCTCCTCGGCGCTGGCGTACACGAGGGTCGAGGTCGACGCCGGTGACGACCTGACCGCTGAGATCGCCGACCTGTCCGGCTGGACCGTCGAGTCCGGCTTCATCGCCACCCCCGACATGGGGAAGCGGTACACCGGCAAGATCGGTGGCCGCCTGACCACGCCCGACTCGTCGATCACGTTCTACGGTGACAAGTCCGGCGACGACGTCCGCTCCGTCCTGCCGCGTGGCACCAAGGGCTTCGTCGTGTTCATGGACGGCGGCGACGTCGCCACCCAGCCGTCTGACGTGTTCGCGGTCGAGGTCGCCTCAGTCGGCAAGATGCGCTCCACCGGGGACAACGCGTTCCAGGTGACGGTGGCGTTCTCGATCTCGAACTTCGCCGAAGACGTCGCCATCCCGGCCTGATGAGCCTCCGGGATCGCATCGCCGCGAAGCAGAGGCGGCGCGCGGTCGTTCCGGTCCAGGTTGCCGCGGCAACTGATGACCAGGCGACCCGCGCCACCTCGCTGCGCGCTGAGCTCGTCAGGGCTGTCGCGTCGTCGAACCATGACGACACGGTCAGGCTCACTGACGAGCTGGCGGCCGTCGAGGGAGAGAACTCGGTAGAGGTCGGGTTCACGGCCTTGCATCCGTCGGAGTTCGAGAAGGTGCTGAACGCCTTCCCTGCCCCTGATGGCGGCATGGACCAGGACAAGGCTTTGCCGGTGCTGGCCGCGTTGTGCGCGGACGACGAGGACCTCCAGGACGACGCGTGGTGGGCTGAGCAGCTCGCCTCCGGTGCCTGGTCGTACGGGGAGCGCGCCGCGATCTGGGGCGCACTCCTGTCGATCAACACCAACGCGCCCGGGGCCTACGTCCCAAAAGACTGAAGCGGGACGCGCTGTTCGCGGCCCGCATGGACTACTGCGGACCCCGCGCCCTGCCGCTGCACCAGTTCCTTGCGTGGCCGCAGGAGTCGCAGGATGCCGCTCTCGCGTGGGCCGCGTCTGAGCGGTCACGGTGCGGCAACTGCGGCACCCACAGGGAGGACTGGGCCAACGGCGCCCGCCCCCAGCACTGGCACGACGAGATCTGCCCCGGCTGCCAGGAGAAGCAGAAGGCCATCCAGCTGATGCAGGCAGACAAGGACGACACCAAGGGCGTCGTGCTCGTCGCCGCCGACGGACCGCGCACCACCTGCCCAGCCTGCAACGTCTGACGAGGAGGTCGAGTGTCCAGCAAGCAGGACCTCCTTCTCCGCCTCGACTCCGAGTTCAACGACAAGGGCTTCAAGTCCGCCCAGGACTCAGCCCGCGTCCTCGAGCGGGAACTGGCGAAGCAGGAGGCCGCGCAGCGGCAGCTCGCGAACCTGCAGATGGCCGCCGCGAAGGAACAGCAGCGGCTCGACCAGGTGCGGCTGGCGTCCATGTCCAAGGTGGGCATGGGCTTCACCGCGGTGGGCCTGCTCGCCGCCGCCGGTCTGGGCATGGCGGCCAAGGCCGCGTCCGACTGGGAGTCGTCGTGGGCTGGAGTCACCAAGACCGCTGACGGCACGCAGACGGAGGTAGCAGCCCTCGAGGGGCAGCTGCGTTCTCTGGCGCGGTCGCTGCCGGCGAGCCATGAGGAGATCGCGGCCGTCGCTGAGGCCGCCGGTCAGCTGGGTGTGAAGGCGAAGGACATCGCCGGCTTCACCAAGACCATGATCGACCTCGGCGTCTCGACGAACCTGTCAGCTGAGGACGCGGCCACTGGGCTGGCGCAGCTCGGGAACGTCATGGGCGTCCTGCCGTCGCAGGCGGACCGGGCCGGCGCCGCGCTGGTCGCCCTCGGCAACGAGGGTGCATCCACGGAGGCCGACATCCTCGCGATGTCTCTGCGGATCGCGGGTGCCGGCAAGACGATCGGCCTCTCTGAGGCGCAGGTCATGGGGTACGCAAACGCGCTGACGTCGATGGGTATCGACGCTGAGGCCGGCGGTTCCGCGATCTCCCGGGTCATGATCGACATCGCGAAGTCCGTCGACGAGGGCGGCGCCACCCTTGACACGTTCGCGCAGGTCGCGGGCATGTCCACCACGACCTTCGCGAAGAAGTTCCGCACCGACGCCGCTGGTGCTGTCGCCGCGTTCGTCGAGGGCCTCGGCCGAATGCAGAAGTCCGGCAAGTCCACGTTCGGTGTGCTCGACGACCTCGGCCTGTCTGAGATCCGGGTGCGTGACACCCTCATGCGCGCGTCGAACGCGGGCGACTTGCTGACGAAGTCCATCAGCCTTGGCTCGCAGGCGTGGGAGGACAACACCGCTCTCGTCAACGAGGCGAACAAGCGGTACGAGACCACCGCGTCCCGTGTGCTGATCGCCCGGAACCAGCTGAACGACGCCGCGATCGACATCGGCGCGAACGTCCTGCCGGCCCTGGCTGGTGCAGCTGACCGTGTCGGGTTCCTCGGCGAAGCCTTCCACGGCCTGCCGGACGGCATGAAGGAAGCGATCACCATCCTCGGTGGTGTCGTCGTGACCATGGGGCTGGTCGGTGGGGCTGCGCTCCTGCTCATCCCGAAGCTCGTGGCCATGAACGCCACGCTTGCCGCGTCCGGTCCTGCCGGGGCGGCCGCAGCGCGTGGGCTGTCCGCGGTCGGGTCGGCCATGATCGGCCCGTGGGGGCTCGCGCTCGCGGGCGCCACAGTGGCGATGGGCATCTTCGCCGAGAAGCAGTACGAGGCGAAGCAGAACGCTGAGCAGCTGGCTGCCACCCTTGACCAGCAGACCGGCGCCATCACGGCCGGCACTCGTGTCGCCACGGCCAGGCGCCTGCAGGACGAGGGCCTACTCAAGGTCGCCCAGGCTCTGGGCGTGGCCCTGTCGGATGTCACAGACTCGGCCGTCGGCCAGGGTCCCGGCATGGACCGCCTGGCACAGGCGGCGAAGAGAGCCAACGACGAGTACGTGGCCATGCAGGAGGCATTCAAGGCCGGTAAGGACGTCGACTACGACGAACTCGTGGGTGCCGAACAGCGTGCGCAGATGTTCGACCGCCTCACCGGCAAGACCAGGGACATGCGCAACGAGCTCGCCCCGCTGATCGACGCGACGAAGCAGAGCGGTGAAGCGTCGAAGGATGCGACCGCGAAGACCGAAGACTTCGGTGCCGCGCAGGTCAAGACGGCTCAGGATGCGGAGCGGGCGTCCAAGGAGATCGACGACCTGATCAAGTCGATCGAGGACTACGGCGACACCGTGAACGGGGCCCTCGACGCCACCAGCGCCTACGAGGCAGCGCTCGACGACGCGTCAGCTGCGTTGAAGGAGAACGGCAAGACGGCCAACAAGGCTCGTACCGAACTCAACCTCCACACCAAGGCTGGCCGGGACAACGACAAGGCGCTCCGCGCGATCGCCACGTCCGCGCTGAAGGCTGCGACGGCGAACTTCCAGAACGGGAAGTCGGTCAAGTCCGTCACCACGGATGTCGTGAAGGCTCGCGCCGAGTTCGTGACCATGGCCACGAAGATGGGCCTGTCCAAGACGGCGGCCGAGAAGCTCGCCAACCAGCTCGGCCTGACCAAGGGCAACGTCAGCCGACTCAGCGACGCGATCACCAAGACACCTGTCGCACACACCACGAAGATGGACGTGCAGACCGAAGCGGCCCGAGCGAAACTCGATGGGCTGCAGAAGGCCATCAACCAGCTGACCGGAAAGACGGTCAACATCTACACCGTCGAGCACATCAGCCAACTGCGTGCTGCAGGGAAAACCGCGCAGGCGAACGCCTCCCAGACGGCAAACCAGTACGCCACAGGATCGGCATACCGCACCGGCAAGAAGCCGCCAGGGTCCGCAGAGGGCAACCTGTTCGAGTTCGCCAACGGCGGCTTCGCACCGATCGGAAACCAGCGTCCGCAGATCCGCCTCGCCGGCGGGGATGGCATGACGTGGGCCGAGCAAGGTGCGGGACCGTGGGAAGCGTTCATCTCAGGGAACCCGGCGAACGCTGCCAGGTCCAAAGCTCTGTGGTGGGAGACCGGCCGCCGGCTGGGCACGGTCGACAACTCGCAGATGGGCCCCACCGTGGTGCATGTGCAGCCGAACATCGACCGCTCCCTCACCGTGAAGGCGTACGGCCCGTCGGCCCGCGACGTCCTGCGTGAGGCGAAGAAGAAGCAGCAGCAGGACGAGGCGCTGAATCCGATCTGGGGGTCCTGACCGATGCCGATCATGGCCTCCCTCGTCCGCACCCACCGTCGCCTCGCGGTCGTGGACGACGACACCCGTCGTCTGGACTTCCGCACCGTCGACGGATCCACCACGATCAGCTGGGACGGGGTCAACGTCCGGATCCTCGCATCCGCGACAGGTCTGGACGTGCCACCGAAGGACGTCGTCCGGGACGTCGTCCCGGGTCTCCCGGGCTCCCGGATCCGGCTCGTCAAGGACCTCGAGCGGGAAGTGTTCCTGCCCATGCTGGTCACTGACGACGACTGGCGCGGGCTGCAGGCTCGGCTCGCGCAGATCCGCGCCCTGGTCAGTTTCCGCGACAAGGACTACGTGACCCTCGAGGGATCGTTCGACCTGGTGGCCACCACTGACAAGGTGGAGCGGACCCTGCGCTGTGAGTACCTCGAGGGAATGGAAGGCGACTACGGCGAGGACATGGCGCTGCCTGAGTGGCGCCGGTTCGGTATGTCGCTGCTCGCGGTCAACCCGTACTGGCGCGGTGAGGAGTGGTCGACTCCGATCGTGTCGCTTCCGGCGGCGAACCCGTTCCTGGCCAACGACGGCGCGGCACACCCGCTTCGGTTGTCCACGGCCGTGGCTATCGGCCTGGACATGCCGTTGTCGATTCCCGGCGACGTGGCGTCGTCGGCCGTGGTCGAGCTGGTTGGTCCAGCCACGACGACGCACATCACGTCCCCGAGCGGTCTGGACGTGACCATCGGG